TTGAGCTACTGAACCAGCAGTAGAAAGGGTAATTACATTTGCACCTGGTGTTACAGCCATACCGCTACCAGCCGTAATAACCGCAGTACCAAGTTGATTAGAAGCTTCAGTAACAACAGTAGCAACAGAACCTACGTTAATTCCATTAATACCACAAATAAATGCTTTATTAAGCTCACCATTACCAGTACCAGTTGCAGAACCGATACGTAATGTATGCGAATCTGCTATGGTTCCTGATGCATTGATAATAATATTGCTACTTTCACTTGATGTATAAGAACTTCCTGCTTCAGAACCAAGCAGAACGTTAAATGCCCCAGTTGTTAACGATGCACCTGCATCGAAACCAATAAGTGTATTATCAGTACCTGTAGTAAGATCTTGCGCAGAAGTTTTTCCAAGTGCAGTATTTTGATCACCAGAAATACTATTATTACCAGCATTAAGACCAATAATTGTATTACTATTAGCGTCAGTAACATTCAATGAAATTATATTTGCTGAACCTGAGAAATCTACCGATGAACCAGCAGTCGCTGCAGCTTCTATAGAAATATCGGGACCAGTTTGAAATCCACCGAGATCTCCTGCTATTCCTTCTATAACTCCACTTGATGCAACTGCGATAGTAATTGCATTTGCACTTGGAGTAATTGTAATACCTGTACCAGCTGTTAATACAGCAGTACCAAGTTTATCGCCAGCTTCAGTTACTACTGTCGCAACCGATCCAACGTTAACTCCATCAATACCAGAAATATATGCAGCTGCAATTTGACCTACACCTGAACCAGTGCCATCACCAATTCTAAGTGTGTTATTTTCACCTAGTGTTCCCTCAACGCTATAACCTAAGCAAATATTACTATGTTCATTACCTGTATAATTAAAACCTGCAAGAGCACCAATTAAAGTATTTACTCCGCCAGTTGTTAATTTAGATCCAGCAAGATTACCAACCATTACGCTGCCGATACCATTTGTAATGGCATTTCCAGCACTCTGACCTATTACTGTATTACTATTACCAATTATTGATAAGTTACCTGCATTATTACCGATAATTGTATTATCGCTTGCATCAGTAACATTTAATTCAATAGTGTGACCTGATCCCTGGAAGAATACGGATGATCCACAATTCAATGATGCAACACCAGCTTCAATATCAAGTACACCAAGTGAAGGGACAGCTGTTCCTGAATCACCATTAAATGAATCAGCTACTGCGCCACTTGCTTCGATTGTAATTGTATTAGGTCCAGGAACAATTGATATACCAGTACCAGCGGTAATTGTAGCAGTACCAAGTTGATCATTATTCTCTGTTACAACTGTTGCAACAGAACCAACATTAATACTTCTAATACCGCAGATATATGCTTTATTAAGGAATCCTGCACCTGTACCTGTACCTTCACCAATTCGTAAGGTATTGTTTTCGCCAAGCGTACCTTCAACACCAGATCCTATACAGATATTACTATGCTCATTACCCGCGTAGTTAAAACCTGCAAGAGAACCGACACATACGTTTGCACCACCAGTAGTTATTTGTGCACCGGCGAGATTACCGATATATACACCGGCAACGCCACTAGTAAGATTAGCTAAAGTATTATCACCAAGGGCTGTATTTGAATTACCTGTTAATGTTGAATTACCAGCACTATTACCGATGATAGTATTATCATTAATATCAGTAACATTTAAAGTGATTGTATCACCACTTCCATCAAATAATACAGTAGATCCGGCATTTAATGCTGCAACATTGGCAATAATATTAATATTACCAGCACTTGGAGAAATAAATCCGCCTACATCACCACTTAAAGTACTGACAACTCCAACAGCAGAAACATTTTCAAAGCTTGGTAATGCTGAGACACCATTGGACATTAAGAATTGTCCAGCAGTTCCTGGATGTTGAAGAACTTGAAGAGGATCTGTGCTAAATTGTCCGCATACAATAACACCAAAACCTTGTTCTCCAACTGCCATTTCGAATAATTGGGTCCCCGTACCACCTTCGACGACTGGTAATGGGGATAGTTGTTTATATGACATTACTTATCTCCTTAATATAATTCGTAATTTGTTCCATTACCGATGATAGAGAGAGATTGAAAAGCAGTATCCATTACAATATTGAGAAATCCATCAAATGTAGTTGCTCCACTTACTGAGGTCACTACAATATGATTAGCGGCAGCAGTACCTTCTCTATCTTTTACTACATACGGTTCACCAAGAAGTGCATTATCTGGGAAAAGGATTGTAACTTGTCCACCAGAAGAATCAACACTAATATAAGTATCAGTTGCTAGAACTGTGTATGGAGAATCAGCAAAAGTAACATTCACGTATTGATAAAATACACCAGTACTTGAGACAGTAACTGTATTTCCAGCACCAGTTGTCGTAATACCCATACCACCAACGATATTAAGTACACCAGCAACAGGAACTGCAACACCAGCATCTGTATCAAATGAATTAGCAGGAGCTACTCCACCACTTTCTAATTGAACCCATGTAGCTAATGCGCCTTTGGATGTCGAATTACCAGCAAGAGAGACAAGTACCCAAAGAGTTTCATTAGCTTGGTTCAGCCATAGATCACCAAGAGAAACACTATTAATATCATTTTGATTTGGATCTCTTGTGGCAAATGTATAGTTTGGTGGCTGATTGGCATTGGTGCCTAAATATGCGGTTCCTTGTTTTCCGCCTAATCTATTACTCATTATTCTTTCTCCTTATACGTAATAGCCGGATAGATAAATATTACCAGTTCCGGCAGTACCTTTAATGTAAACAATTGTATTTTTTGGAAATAAAGCTACCTGTGCATTTGGCTGAGAGTTTGTTTGTGAAGGTAATTCAAAAACATTATTAGCAAGTATATATTCGTGATCATGAATTCCATCATAACTCACTGTTATTGCTTCATTACTTGCATTATTTATACGAATAAAAAAAGGCGATTGGATAAAACCAGTACCATTAATAGCGGCATAATTTCCTGTAACTGCCGATGATGCGATGCTGCTCAGTACAAATGGCTTTACTGAATTTTGAGCCATTCTAATCTCCTTGAACTTCCATATCTTCATCAGCTTCTGGCTGATCTACTGGCGCTGCATTAGGGTTTGCAGCTTTAATTGATTGCTGGGATAGTTCATTCAACTTTTGCAATATTTCAAATGCAGCATCAAGAGCGTTACCCCAGCTTGCTCCATTTGGCATGTGAAAAATAAACTTGAAATCATTTTTTAAACTTTCAAGCGAGATATATTGTTTCATTTCCATCGATGATCCTTCAAGGGATAATACCCTCTTTATGTGTTTATATAGCTATTTGGCTCATAGCCCTCTGTTCAAATCAGAGAGCTATGAAAAAGATAAGTAATGAGGTACACCCTATATTTACCCATATCCCCTATAAAGAATCAATATAGTTGACAACATTCTTATAACATGTTAACATTATAACAAGGAGTAAATATGAAAGATGATAAAAAACGTAAACAAATGGCTTTTGATATAAGCCATGAAATACATCAACAAATTAGAGTATTAGCGGCACTTAAAAATATAACAATGGGTCGTTGGATTATGAGAGCGATAATGAAAGAGATAAATGGTCAGGCAAGAAATGAAAATAAAGAACTTGAGGAATGACATGGAAAATAAAAAAATATGCTTTTGTTGTAGACAGCATGAAAATCCTTTTATAGATCATGATGGTACCCCAGATAATATTGAAAATTTTGGTATCGTATCTTGGTTCGGAAAAGATACGACAGACGATGTACATAATGAATGTTGGTATATAGAAAATAGATAAAGGAAGAATACAATGTTTTCAATAGCGTCAGGAATACTACTTTGTTTAATCGTACACTTCCTATTATATAAGGAATAATATGAGAAAGTTTAAATGCATTTTATTTAAATGCCCTGAAATATATTGTATTAATGGATGTATTACATGGAGAGTAATTTTAGCGGCAATAGTATGCGCTACTATTACTTTCATAATATTACCGCTTATTTTATGGTAAAATGTAAGGAATAATATGACACCATTCGAAAAAACAGTAAAAATGGTAGCAACACCCTTAGCAGTAATTCTTTGGATATATGCTACCCTTTTTATGATAAATATAGCTATTTTATTTGGAATACTTATCTATTGTCTTGTAATAAATTGCTTTGCAACTTTATCAAGTTTATTACCAATTTTATCTTGAACTTGTTGTTCAATATCAATTGGCGGTATTCCACCATTTTCTTTAATAATTGATCGTGCAGCTTTTGCTTCAATTTCTGCTAATTCATTAAGTGAACGTATATTTTCTATTAATTTCTTTTTCCCAGCATCTGTTTGCATAAGGGTAGGCACTGTCTGCATAAACATTTCAACTTCTTTTTGAGTTATTCTAGAGCCAAAATATTGTTTCGCATTTTTTACAAACTCATTAGAAAGCTTTTCAAATTCTTCAGTATCAGCAGGTGTATGCCACCATTTTACTGCACCCTTCAGAAGTTCTGCTACAGGACCAGTTAGTCCACTAACAAAAGGAGCATTTTCAAGCTTTGATAATGCAGACCATATTGCAGAATTAGGAAGATTACCTTTTTCGATAAGAGTTTCCATTCTTTTAAGTCTTAAATTAGCTTCCCTAGCTGCATGTTCTTTATCTTTAAGAGCAGTTACATATGGTTTAGTTTCTTTAAGATTTAATTGTCGTTCTTGAAACTCTTGTTTTTCTCGTGCAGCTTTTTGTTGAGGAGTTTCCAAAAGACGTTTAATGTTTTTTGCTCGGTCAGGAGTCAATTGTTGTTGCTCTTGAGGTTGCATCATTTGTTGTTCAGGTTGTTCTTGAGCAAACTGTTGTTCACTACGTTGTGGTTGTCCGAAGTATTGCTTCAAAGCATTATCTATATTTTGTTCTTGATTGGGTTGTTGTTGATTAAATGGTTGAGCAAGTGCAGCTAAGTTACCTTGTTGTTGAGGTTGCTGAAATGCACCAGTGAGATTCTCAAGATTACCTAACGCATTTTGACGCTCTTCAGGTGAAAGATTACTTAAAAAGTTAGCTGTATCCTTTCCCAATAAAGGAGCCCATTGTCGAGCAAAATTAGATCGTTCAGATTGTTGTTCATATTGTTTTGTTAATTGGGCTAATTTAAGGTCTGCTAATTGATTTATGCCAGCACCAAGTGCTGAACCTAGTCTACTTCCTATGCTCATATTGCTCCTTGAGGTTTAGCTAATTGTTTTAATAATTGTTGTGTTTGATAACCTTGGTACAAATTTCCTGCATTTGATAATAGCTGTGGGAATAAACCAGGTTGTCCTGGCATATTTTGAAATTGAGGTTGTAATCCCAACTGAAGCATTTGCAGGATTTGTCCTATATTTTGCTGTCCGTAGCCTGATTGAAGTGCAGCCAAGTCTGTTTGTAGATTAGCGCCTGCTCCCCCTACCGCTGAAGCAAAAGATGGTGAACTGAGAGAAGCATTTCCTAAAGAAGTAAATCGATGTGCTAAGCTTGGTACAGTTTCTTGATAAAATTGATTCTGTGCTTGCTGGGCTATAGGAGCAAAACCAGCGTAAGGATTTTGTAATCCCTGTACTCCAAGATCTTGTAAATATTTTAAAATATTTTGTTGTTCAGGAGTTACTGTTGGAGCTTGTTCAACATCAGTTCCAAATATACCTTCTTTTATTTCTTTACCAACATTTCCTTCATGTAAACCACCAGCAAGAGCTCCCCCAACGCCTCCTACTGCTGCCCCAATTGCAGGACCAACTACAGGAAAATATTTTCCAAGTGCAGCACCAGCTGCCGCACCGCCAGCTCCTCCTGCGGCAACATTAGGAACTTTATTTTTAACCTTTTCCCATGCTTTTCTTGCCCTAGGAAATCTTGCCCTAGCTATTTTCCTTTTTGCTTTATCTGATAGTGGCATGTTATCTCCATAATTTTAAAACCATTGCTTTCATATGATTATATATCTTAATATAGTATTAATGATTAACGGTAGTAATTAAATAAGGAGGTTGCAATGAAAAAGTTATTTGCCATCGCACTTCTGGTTATTACAAACGTTGAAGCGATGAAAAAAGATAATATTAAAAAAGAGTTCTACCATATATTAACTCATACAACTATTAATGATTTACAACATGGTAAAATTAGAACAAAAAAACACAAAAGTTGTATGTCTCGTATCAGAAGATTTGTATCGTTATTAGCAAGCTATCAATATACACGTTATTAATATTTACAATATTCAAGAGTTACTTGTGAATCAGTAAAAGTAACCCCTGAGTTGTTAGTTATAACAACTTGTGTCGAGGTTACTATTACTTCAATGTTATTTCCAGTAGCTCCTGCAAATGGTAGAGAGTAGTAGACTAATGTACCAGTATTGCTGGCAGCCCCATAAATAAACATAAATTTAAATGTATTAGTTATTGGAATATTATGATTAACTGCAGTGACACCAGCGCCTAAAGCGCCAGTATTAATAGTTATAATGTAACCAGGTCGTAATTGTGAAGCATCATTAGGAGTAGCAGCTGGATTAAAAAATAGTTTCCCACTAACAAATTCTTCATTGATATAATAGCCAGTGGCTTTTGTATTTAATACCGTAGAAATGAGATTGATATTTTGATAGAGGCGAACAAGAAGTTCTTTAAATTCTGTGGTATTAACATCTATGTCATAAAGACGTCCAACATCCCAAATATTAGTGGTGGGAACATAGGATCCATAATTTATTTGATCTATCTCTGGCATTATAGCCTCTCAATATGAATAATGTCTTTGAGTGTTTTTTTAATCTCATATGTAATATATGACTTCAATATTTCAAGGTCTTCATCTGACTCAGGAAACTTTTGCAGTATATTTGGTATATTATCATGAAATATAAGTAATGTATTCGCGGCATTCATGAGTTCTTGGGTAGTCTTATTCACATATGTCCTTATTGGAATCTATAACTTGTAGGTTGAGCATATATACACATAGCATGTAGTGCAAAACCAGATTGCATTACTTGAACATCTCGCATCTGTTCATCATTCATTGTTAATTTAAACTGAATAACTTCACCCTCTGCTTGGAAATAAACAGGATGCCATAAACGAACAGCATCTGATTCTAAAGGAATATCAGGATAAGGGAATGTATCCAATGTTCCTGTTCCAAGTAATACTCCATTACCAGCGCTATCTTGTAATAAAGGTGTTATTGCAGTAGAAGCATAAAACTCTACTTGAAGTTCTCCAAATGGGGTACTATCAACCATGAAATCTACTTTAGATAGATATGTATTTCTACCATCTTGGGCATAAAAGTTATATTCTTTGGTACTAATAGATATCTTACTAACACGTGATATTAATCCACCACCCATATAAGTTCCCGTGAACGGCGCATCATCTATATAAAATGTATTGATATCAATCACAGTAACAATTTCATATATTCCATTGTTAAGACTATCAGATGCATCAGACCATTCTGCAAACTGAATATAAATATATTCTCCAACATTAAGATTATGTGATATGACAGTAAGAACCGTTATACCAACTCCTGCTGTTATATTAGTAATTTGTAGTACAGGTGCATTTGTTGTACTATCAGCATCACAAATAAACACATATCCTTGTTGATTACCTGCAATAATCTGTCTAAATCTTGCTTGAAGTGCACCACTATCCCATTCTGCTTCATCATTCCATGTATCAGTCACTGAATCCCACGTAATACCATTAATGGGATGAAAATATCCAAAACAGGTAATCGTATCATTAAATAATGCCCATGTTCCTGTAGCATAATTAAATACTAAGATTCTATTAGGATAAGGAAGATTAACATTAGCTTCAGTGTCTGGGAATGTCCAATATAATTGTTCTACATAATAATCTCTGACGCCGTATACTCTATTAACGCCTTCATTATCATTATGAATATCAAAGATTTCGTTAGGTATTTTAGCATCAATACGTTCAACATTTGCCCCATTACATGCATGAATACCAACATTACCAATTCCTATGCATACTTTATCAAATGGAATAATTGAAAATGTTGATTCTGCTCCGAGTTCAGTATTGATTTGTTGAACATTAAATGGAAATGCCTGGTTACCAGTAAATACAACTTCCCATGTTGATTGTTCACAGAAAACAATAAGACGATCTTTTACAAATTCAACAGTGATTATTGATTCAGTTGTTGGAAAATCAATAGCTCCACCAAGGCCAGGAATATCTATACGCCAAGCATCAGATGTTAATGGTGAACCGTATTGTGAATATCGAACTCTCGTATTGTAATTAGTACCGGGAGCAGCAGTTCCTTCCCACGTATTAAAAGCTAATAATCTATTTTTGAAGGGTACTATAATACGTGCAGTAAAAAGATAATTAGGAACTGCATCTAATTGAGGAGCAAAACTACTCCAATTTGTTCCATCATAATATCGCATATGATTTGGTTCATTTTCATTAAAATTGGTAACAAAAAATATCTTTATAGCAGAACTTGTTCCAATCCATGTTGTAGCCCAAAAGAATTGATAATCGGTGCCAGTCCATACTGAATCGCCAGGAGCTGTTTCGCCTGCAATTCTATTCCAACCACTTGCACTATATGTGTATGCATATCGAGTATCAAACGCGATAACATATTGATCAGCAAGAAATACCTGTTGATAAATAGGTAATCCCATTACTGGTAAGTTGGGATAAAAATAAACTATTGTTCCATTAGGTACAGCAACACCAGTAATATTAAAATTAGATGTTGTAAGATCATATGTAGCTGGAGCAAGAGAAAGATCTGTACGCAACATTTGTTGTGGACCTGGTGCAGGATTATAAACTGTAAATAGAAGCGTATCAATGCTAAATGCTTGTCCTATAGCTGGAGGAAATCCAGCGTCAGCCAAAATAGTAGCTATATTTCCTGATAACGCACCACCTGTTATAGTCCCTATATTAATTCGTAAACGGGAAGTGAATTCACTGTTACCAGTCCATCGTGAGCCAAAACGTTTTCTTACGCGTCCACGGAAAACATATGCATTATTCAATTCAGAAAATGCCTGATCTGGTATCAACCAAGGTTTTACGTTAGTTTGAAGACCACTATTTTCATCATAAGGAGCGATAAAAAAACGATCTGCCATGTTAAATCCCTATAACTAAATAAGAAAGTGTTGATCCAACTGACGGGAGAGCTGGACCGTAAATTCCAAATTCAACTTCTGATCCTGCAATTGTTACGATACTTGTTGTAAGTATTTCACCAATTGATACAGATTCTAATATAGCAAATGCTGCATATATAGTTGTATAAGGAGGAGAACTTGGATCAGCAACATCAACATTAACTGTGACATTATTATTACCACTAATATTGATGTCTCTATTCCATTTAATTAAAATGCCTGACGGTAATCTACTCCATCCTGGAGTTCCCCATCCTGCTGAAGTAAATTCAACTATCTGAGCACCTAATGGAGCAGTTGATCCTGCCTGATGTGCAAATACAAGCTCAGGTTGATTGGTGATTGTGGATAATTGTGAATAAAGTTGTAAAATTCCTGCTGCAGGTGTAGGTACTGGGTTCTGAGTTAGAAATGAAACTTTATTATGCCTACCTTGATTCGTTGTATTATAATCTTCATGATCTACTTGAAACGCAGTATCAATAGTAGCAAAGTTCTGATTTATTGGTACGCGAGTTTGACCTAATGTTTGTCCCGCTAATGGCACATTATTTAACGCCATGCTATCTCCTTAATATGGCCAGCCGCCACTTCCAAACCACCCAAAACCATAATTTTTTCCTTGTGTATAGATTGTAACCGTTCTCTCATTAGCTTGTTGTGTTAATGTAGTTCTCAGCACCAATCGTTCTTGTTGTTTAAATTCAGGCATAATGAGTTGAACAGAATCCATATCCATTCTATCTTCAAAAATTTTCTTGCTCGCGCCAAAACTTATATATTGCCACCATTGTTCCAAATAAGGAACATCAGTTGAGTTTATCAACTCTGTAGGTCTTACATCAACCTCTAATTGAATTCCATAGGTTTTATCAGGAACTGGTCTGATAGTAAACTTGTCATCATAGTATAACATGCACAACGGTTTACCTGGTTGATAAAGAATACCTTCAAACCAAATAGTTGCCATTGTTTGAGTATTAGAAGGAAATGTTATCACATATTCACCAGTGACATAATTAATAAAATTATTAGGGTTTTGGATTGTATCAAACGGTGGCACTAATGGAACATTAGCTTGAGTAAGGTTTCCTATCGTATTACTGATAGGTACATCCACCATAATCATTGATGTTCCATTAGTGTCTAAACAATTAAAATTAACACTTCTTTGAAGGATAAATGGAAGTCCTGCAGGAGGTCCTGTGGGTGCAATCACATTACCCACAAAAGGTCCTGACGAATTATCACCTCTTAAAAGTGTATCCGCGATTGTATTTGTTTGAGGATAGTACCCATAAAATACATCACGCCATTGAGTATAAAAAGCTTGGATTCCTGCCATGAAAACAGGCGGATGGACTGCCACATATTTATTTTTAAAGTTATATAGAGGATCAGTGACTACTGTAGTATTGGTATCATAAACATCTACACCTGGTTGTGTATAAAATGTAAGTATAGTCCGTAATGAAAAGAGTCGTAAATGTTCAGGGAAATCATACAAAATAAATGTATTGATGTATTCATCCAATTGAGCATCACTGATTTGAGAAAGAGAAGGACTTCGCGTTATTCTTCGTACTTTTGTACGGATAGCTTGTAAGGTAGAATTTGCCATTACTAACTCCTATTTTTATTATTCTGGATAAGGTGTACCAGCTAAAACATTTTGTGTTGCCTGTGTTAGTATACTATTTATTTCACCAACAGGTACAACTTGAGCAGGAGTTCCAAAACTACCTGGTTGATATGCAGGAACCACAAAAGCATCAAAATTAGTTGTATCAATAGGCATAGTAAACTGCGTACTATTAATAACTGTTATTGGACCTTGTAATTGATTTGCTTGTACCATTCCAAATCCATTAGGCACATAAAGTCGTGCAATTAATCCAGTCGAATATTGATGAGCACCAGGATTAACTCCATCAAATGTAGTTGTAATCAAAGCATTTTCAGCTTGGGAGATGGAAAGAATATTTCTCATCGCACGTTGGAATGTTGGTGATTGTACTGCATAGTAATTTGGAGTAGTAATAGGCATATATCCTCCTTAAGGAGAAACAGTTACTTCTACTAAATTACTGGGATACATATCTGCATCATCATCCATATATTCTAATGAATGAAATGCATAACGGTGTACTTTTTTAGCCATTTGCATTGAATTGGCTTGAAGTCTACCATCAGAACTTATTCCACCACGAATACCTTGCTGTCCAAATTCTCCTGGAAGATGCTGATACTCTTTATAGAAACAATTATTATTCAAATGACGTGCAACACCTCTTGGCAATGTGTAACGTTCACCATCACATAATTCATATACCTGATTTGCTTCACCAGGATAATATTTATAACTAAAAATAACAGAACCTCTACCGCCATTCGTTGCAGGATTTTCAAGATTCTTAAATATACCGGTAACCATTTCAGCATCACGATCACGCATTTTTCTAATTTGCTTTGCTAATTCTTCACGACTGATCTTTTTTGGAGCAGTTGGGGAAGAAATGATGCCTGATTTAACTTCTGGTTTATGCATAATGTTCCTTTAAACATCAAAAATGTGTGAAATTTGATGGTACAACCATCAAAAATATAATAAATATGATGATTTAAGAAGAGTACCCGAAGATACTCTTCCTAGTTATCAATATGTTATTGATTATCAACTTCAAATGATTTACCAGCAACCCAGTAAATAACATCATTAGCAACACCCGCTGGAGAATCAGCTCCTGCTACAAGTTGAATACCAATATATGCTTGGTTTTCAGTAGCATCACCAAGTATATTAGCACCTAAATTAAGTCCTACAGCAGTATTTTCCCCTATAGGAACAACTTGAGCTGGAGTGAATCCAGGATCAGTTGTAAGAGGAAATTCAAATGCCGAGAATCCACTTGTGTCTTGATCAATCGTAATAGTGTTAGTTACACCATCAGCATCAGCTTGATTAATCGCAACAATAGTAGCTTCTACATCATTCAATTCTGTCATACCAAATGCTACAGAAGTTACTGTAGGAATAATTAATCTTACAGATTGTCCTACGGTAAAGTCATGAAGTACAGACAATGTCACTATAGCTTGAGTAGCTTGTGAAATTTTAGTGATGAAACGTATTGGTGGATAGAAGTATGGATTATAAGGAATACGACGGAATGTACCTGCACCAGGATTAGCATTTGCTATCTGAGCCATGTAAGCAAGCTCAAAACTCGTACCTGGAACAATATTTCCAATCGTAAAATCTAAACCACCTAATTGTTTAGCGCCAACAGTTGAGAAAATACGAACAATATCACCATCACTCAGTGATGCTGTATTTGCGCTCATTACTACAGGAGGATTACCATTGGTAATACCAGTAAGAGCTAATGAAGGACCTGGTATATTAACCGAACTATCAACAAGATAGAATCCTGCATTAGCAGCAATTTGAGCAACCGCAAGTGCACCCGTCACTGCCGTTTTGGTATAAATAGTACCACGACCTTGCGCCATACCTCTTTGCCAATAAAATTCTGCACCCGTACCAGCACCTGCTGCATATGACACAGTAATATTTTTGACCCACATCCAATCGAGATCACTACGTAATATTATAACTGAGGCATTACCATTAGAAGTAAATCTACCTTGATTAGTTCCTGAAAAAACAACTGACATAGCATTCTCCTTATCGTAGCGTACAACGCATGTTAGTTATCCAGAGATCATTAAGGATACGCGGAACTTCAGCAAAAACATAACCAATGGTTACATTCTGAAAGAGCGGATCGGAGAATACTGGTGGTCTATACAAGAAGCGTGCAGAATAGTTATCTTGTTCAACACAAGCTAACGCTTCCATACCTTGTACAAACACATTGTAAACATTGTTACCCAATGCTGAAGCATTTGGAGAAACAGATGCAACTGAAGAAAGCATGAAACGAACGTTGTTTACGCTTCCCCACTCAGATCTTAATACACGATTATCATTTGGATAGTTCCATTTAGAAATGAATCCATTGATATTGTTTAAATCTGGTGCCAACTGTGTGTGACCTAATGCTAGATATGCATCACGAACCGGACCTGTCCCGAATTTATCTTCCCCGCCGATAGTGTCTAAAATCATCCAGGCATCATTAGTTAATAATGTTGCAGTAACTTCATCAATATCAGAAAGTGATAAATCAGATGGAAGATCTCCATTTGTACCACCAGTACAGTTATATATTGAAGCAGTAGATGCCAACATATCACGTGTTAACTGATCTTCAGTCATACGAAGAGATAAACCAAGTAATTCTGCAGTTTCATTAAGTACAGGATCTTGGTTTTGTAAAGTTACCTGCTGGTTAATTGCTACATATAATCCATAAAATGACATAGTAGCATCAATATCAACACGATTTAATGGAGTCGCTGGAGGAGTTGCACCACTTGGCCCAAGAGGAACTGGAGCAGTAGGCAATCTATCATAGCGCGCCATACGTAAAGTTCTTCCGCCTTTAGCCGGTAAACGTTTAGAGAGTGCACCCAATTTCATAATCAGGTTCGGTGTTCTTACCGAAAGAAGCACATCATCAAACGTTTGTTGCACGGGGGCAGGAAGCGTTGTAGGTGTAGTTATCATTACACACTCCTTAGTACAAACGTATATAATTTATTTTATTTTATGAGTCGGATGACTACTCTTTTACATCCGTGAAGTGGCGAACTTCATTACGCCAGAAAAGAACGAATGGATTGACGAGATCCTCGATACGTCATGTAATGAGCGAGATTACGTTACGCTTCTACATAGTATAATTATAGTTGCGATAAAAATACAAGAAAGAAAATATCCTTGTAAATGGCGAGTTTAATTTCCAATTTACAAGGATATCTAAGTAGTGGAGGGTTCCAAAGAAAAATAGGGAGTATTATTGAAACCACCAATAACATACGTTATTATATAAAAATTAACAATATTATCTATAACGTTTTGCTTCTTCAACTTGTCTTCGCAGCTGATCTTTGCGATCTTCACTTAATATTCTTCGATCATAATCACCAACACGAGTTAAAGGCGTGTCACCTGATTGAGGAGAGGCATTAGCAGCAGAACGCGGTTTAGATCTATTATCTTCCAGTTTCCTATCAACTTCTTGATATTGATCAGATATGATACCACTATTTTTAATCAATTCATAAGCAGTATAGCCTTTATCATAGACATCCGCATTTGCCATGATCGTTCTAAATAAAGCAGGTTTTTGTTGCTTAAGTTTATCTATATTTTCTGCATTAACGACTGAATCAAAATCATTAAATTGATTTTTGAGTCTTATCTCAGCTTGCGTTAAAGCATTCTGTTGGTTATATTCTTCAAATTGTTTTTTAGTATTACGCAATTCTTGTTTGAGGTTTTTTACATATTTCTTAAGATGTTTACCTTCAATATAGGTATCATCACTCAAATCAAAATCATCATCTTCGTCTTGTATCTGCATTTTATTGGACTGCTGATTCTGAGACATATTCATTTGAACCATGCGTTCCAGATCTTGTGCTCTTCGCTCAGCAGCCTCGGCTCTTTCTCTCAAAATACGCATATTAACTTCTTTTTGAGAATCTTGTGCTACTTGTACATTTGATTGTTCATTTGGCACATTTTGTTCAGATGCTTCTGGATATAAATGTTCTGCTGATACATTATTTAACTCATCAAACATATCTTCTCCTCATTAGTAATTTTAATAACTGCATCTTTCTTTTCACCATTCTCTTTTTTTACCCACTCAAGAAGTTCGCCATTTTCCATCAAAATGACAAATTTAGCCAGATCAGTAGTTTCTTTATCATTAAAATATTTCTCTTTATTATTCAAAATATGATAATACAAAATCGCATCTGGAATCGACCAAAGAAATTCTAATGTCCCACTATCTCTTCTGTACTTCCAAACTGATTGTTTATAAACAGGAGTTGGGCATGACTTACGAGCCAATGTCATAATTCTTGGCTGTCTTAAAACTTTATCAACGATAGTAACAAGAACAATATAAAAATCTTTGCCAATATATCCAGTTTCATTTTTAGCTTTATGAGCAGTATCATAAAGCTTAACCATAATGTCCGGTTCCATTTGTCGTCTATATTCTACAATATCATCTTCAAAATCGAGTCTTAAACCATCATGTTCAAGTATTTTTTGACCAGCTAACTTCTTTTTCTCCATACTACCTTCAAAAATATGCTCGTTGCACAACAAAAATAAAAGTTATAATGCAACAAAAAATGAAAAAATGTCGGATTGTTCGTATAAAGCATATGTTGCTTTGTGTAGAAATAATAGTAAAAATACAAAACAAGATCAAAATTATATCTTTTTTTAATACTTATTATTTACACGCTGACTTATTTATGATAATATTTTTTACAAGTAGTTTCATGGTGTCAATTTTCAGAGGGAGTTTTATCATGCCAACATAACCACATTCGTATTTTCACGTCTTTTTATTTTTATATATTAAATTTCACTAAACAGGATTTATATGAAAAAAGTATTGATATTATTATCATTTATTTCGTCCTCTCTATTCTCAATGGAACTTGAACGTGTCAGTTATGCTGATAACAAAAGCAAAATGTACATTGAGCCGTTCTCAGTCCGAGCGCCTGAACGTCTAGGTAATCTTGATCTTTATCATAGCCAAAAGGGCTTTTACATTCGTAAAAATGATAAGAAAAAAGAAATCAAACGTTACAATATGGACCCAATGCTTCGTGATATAACTAAAACACAGCTCAAAGGATTCCTAGCTAACGGATATCTTTCTATCAATAAAACAGAAGATGGACAATATTTACTTGGAGCAAAGCAACGTCTTAATGGCGGTGGGCCAATCGGAGCAGCAATTGGGGTATTTCTTGGTAAAGCTACTGTTTCTGTAGTAGGTCATGGAGCAATTCTTCTCATTGGTGCCTTAACTGGTCCAGCAGCTCCTGTAACAATTATCGCTTTAGAATCATGCTTTGGTGCAGCTATTGAAACTGCAAGTATGGCAGGAGCAGTTGCAGGTGGAATCGCTCTCGGAGTTGCAACAGGGCCTGTATGATCCATTGGTATGAACAATTATTCTACGGAATAACATTATTTATTTTGATTCATATCTTTAAATTTTATGTCTTAGGAAATGAAGATATCGTTTTGTTGATATTTAATTATTTTCGGAAAAAAAAATGACACAGATTGAACACAATATTGTTGCCGGGATTATTTTCATCATCTTATACAAAATCATATTTCACACTATTTTAAAACACCATCCTGTAACACAAAAAAATATGCAGGAATGGGAAGATATATTTAAAAACTATTTCTAAATTTTAGGGAATTTTATGAAAAGAATTTTATTAGCACTAATTATTTCAGCTCCTATATGTGCAATGCAACCAGAACAAAAAACACAAATAAACAAAAATGTTCAATACATTGCAACTGGAGTTTCAATTTATAATGCAATCAAACCAATTGATATTATGGATACTACCGTAGCTAATATTGTTATGACTAAACCAACATTATGGCCATTAGTTGGTGCAAGTGCTGCAGTTTATTTTGGGACTAAATTTGCGATAGATACGTATCAAAAAAGATACACAAACCAACAAAATAATAATCAGCAATAAATAAAAAAACGCTATCCCCCGGCTTTAATGGGGGATCGCGAAAAAGGAGAGATAGATGAAGTCACGCATCTACTTTTTGCGTTTGCGAGCTTCTGAAAGTGCAATGACAATTGCTTGTTTTGGATTACTTACAACTGGACCTTTTTTTGATCCACTATGAAGTTCATGATGTTTGAATTCACGCATAACTTTTGAAACTTTATTTTTTTCACGAGCTGATTCTTTAGCATGATGTTTTACATGATGTTTCTTTTTAGGATCTTTTTTCTTATGATCAGCTTTTTCATGATGGCGAGCCATATGTCGTTTTTTTAATTCTGGATATTTTCTATAAACAGCTGCTTTGATACCAGATGGATTTGGAGCATAATGAGCTCTTGCTAAAGCATTTCTAGCTCTTGCTTCACTATTAATAGGGAAAGAGTATTTTGAAGCACCACCTGATTTGCCTGCAAATTCTTTGGGGCTTACATTTTTATATTTACCAGCACTCGATGAGCCTTTTTTAGCTCTCATATTTTCTTCTTTGCCATGGGCAACTTTCACTCCCTTAGCAACCGTAATTTTCTTACCGTCTTTTTTAGCCATTTCATATTCCTAAATAATCTGAATTTTAATCATAAAGTAAAGCCGTGACATTTAGTCACGACTCTACCTGTCATATTATTGGGATAATGAAGAATCACGGAACCATTCTCTAATCTGTTTTGGAGAAGGTGTATTTTTATTCTTTTGCTGTTTATCTTTGGGAGTTTTCAATATTTTATACGCGATCTTCATACATATTTTATTGGGACGAGGTGCTTGCATAAAATACCTCCTCATCAATGTTATTGCTTAGAACCATATTTATTTTCTACTGCAACTTTAATAGCATTTCTTTTATCTGCCATTAGTTATCCTTCCAATATTAATATTTACCTGGCTTCATTTCACGACCAAGATCTTCATAATCTTCATGCATTTGTTTTTGTGCTCCGTAGAATAAATCATCTACGTAACCCATATTGTAGTTATGTGCTTTTGGCCAGTATTCATCAATAACACGTTGTGGAAGTAAAGCAGGTGCTGACATATCTTCTCTGATCATAGCTCCGTCACGTGCCATCATTCTACGGCTTTCTTTATAGCCAGAATATGCTTCACGTCCTTCTAATCCACGTACTGTATTAGGAACTGGATCGCTATTATCATAACGACGTTTCATATTTTCAGCATGATCACGCATCATACCACGACTTCCATGTCCCATTTCATCATATTCACGACCGTGTTCATAACGTTCCATTCCTGCGCGTTCATGACGACGATCTGACATTGATTGATGGTATCGTTTTTTCTTTGCCATAGTGGCTCCTTGGAAACTGAGCTTTCGCTCAAGGTTATTGAAATAACCTCTAGTCCAACCATTGAATTAGAGGATCTGTTCTGGAGAGTGTACTACACTTTCTTTAACTGATTCAAAGTCTTTTAGCATTCTTTGCAAAGATACTATCTTTTCTAGTTGAGCGATATCTATATTTTCAATTTCTTTAATCGCTTTTGCAAAGTTCAATAAAGCAAGTTGATCATCTTTAACAGATGCAGCACGCCTTTCATCAGCAAGAGCCCTGTTTTCGTCAATTCGACTAAATCTTTCGGCTCCCAATCCTTGGTCAGCCATTGTACGAGCTTGAGCCAATTGAGTACGAGCCTGTGATTCTTGTATATTAGCCTGCATCTGCTGCATTTGCATCTGTTGCGTTTGTTCCTGTTGCTGCTGCATTTGCTGAATAATTTTATCTTTTTCTTGTATTGTTGCAGCTTCAATAAGACTTGCATCGGGAATAGGAACTCCTAACTCTCTTAACTGTATAAGCTGAGCAAATTGCATTTGTTTTTGTGATTCAGTATTAAATCCAAGCTCTACCATACAATGATATTTACCAAATGATTTATTATAAAATAATGGTGCAGGCTCTTTGCCTTCAAGAAGATTCTTAACCTTACCAGGAGTATAATTGTTTTGTATGACCTTCATGATCAATTCTCCAAGAAGATTTTGTGAATAATCTAACCTGTCGAATAATGGCTGTAAAGTAGTCAATCCAGCGCCTTGGCGCAATGCAGATAATATTCCTGCTTTATCATCAATCGCTGAGCCCATAAGCTCTTCGTTGATACCAGATACTAAGTTCATTTCTTTAGAGAAAGTATCCTGTAATTGAAAGAAGTATTGTGGAATTGCTGGTGGAGTAATCTGCTGGATATCAGTCATTGCCGCTTCTTCCTTCAAGGGAATAATACGACCTTGTCCTGTTTGAAAGAGATGTTTCACATCAACAGGAGCATTTTCCTTAAAGATGAAACCAGAGTTAACAACAGATTCTGCTGCATCAGCCGAGAGTATCACACGACGATTGAATAGAATTTGAGGATCTCTTAAAGAACGACATATACCCTGTATACGGCTGTAATAGTACGGCATCATTGGATTATAATATCCAAGTACTGGCACAAAAGGATAGACGTCTATATTGAGAGGGTTTGGCCCATCATAAAATACTTTATCCTGAATCATGATAGCCAAACGAATAGTAGGAATATCCTGTTCTATCAATGTAACTTCTGGGTAATGACTCAGAAATGTTTGTACGTCAATATCTTCTTGATTGGTGATTTCAAATGTCTCACCAGTTGTTTTATCGACTAACAGTTTTTGTTTACGATAATCACGGTAATAATATTCATCGTATGCAAGTCTATTCTGCTGTGTTTGACCATAGCTTTCTGGCATGTATTGAAATCTACCATCTCTTCCCGTTCCGGTGGGATTACCAGGAAGGGCCATGATCTCTTCATATCGATCAGGAATCAAAGCAGCTGCTGCACTATGGGAAAGATAAGATCTTCTCCAAACAAAAGAACAATCTGAGAGATCAGGTTTTCTAAAATATGGATCAATGAAAAAGCTATTGTATGAACAGTTATCTACTTTCAAATCACCTGACACAGGATCAGTTCTATAATCCATATATACATGGAGTAAGTTCATACCTGCAATACAACCACCTTGGTGGAATGCTTCAGAGATCGTTTCATAAATACCTTCACGTTTATATATATTGAGAAGTATTTTAGTAAGTTGATCTGCGGTCGCTTGATCACCATTCTCTAAAGGAACAACGATCGTTGACTTTCTGTTGCGACGTTGATAACCAGATACCATGTTACATAAAGGACGAACACGGTTAAAATACCATGAACCTCTATTATTGTTAGGTAATGACTGATTAAGATCAGCCATCAAAGATGTATCACCAGCTTCAAGACGAGTATCAATCGTAGCTTCGGTCCAATATATTTGCCATATTGCTTGATTGGCGGTGTAATCAGCATCTATTTTCTTTTTTATGGCACTGAAACCGCCGTCCATCGAATTAAGAGATTCTGTTCCCCGCATTAACATATTTGTATCCTCTTTCTAAAACTCCTTCCATAAGAGTCTAGAAAGAGTCTATTATTTTTTATTGCTAATAACCAACATATTAATTATACAAAAAAATAGAATCCATTACTTTTTCAAAATTATCATAATTAAAGCTTTCATCACAAGCTTTAAACTCTACATCACACTTACGCATTTTTTCATTCAATTTAATAACGATAGAACAATCACGATTATATGCTTTAAATATAACCACATCTCCCATCTTTGATCCTTTGTAGCGATAGTTTATGTACTTAGCAGATAATACTGCACACATAAACATCAAAGGAAGACTTGGATATGTTTTACATATCGATTCATCAATATTTTTATATGTACTTACGATATATTGTTTCTCACATAATAAACTAGCTACTGAAAACAGTAATAAAAGAATTAATTTTTTCATTACTTATACCTATCATATTTTGGATCATCGCGGAAAAATCGTGGAAGATCTTGTTGATTACCATATAAGGCCTGTGCTCTTTTACGATCAAATTCTTCAGGAGACATTCCCCGCTTAGTTTTATGAATTGCAATGCATAAATACCTCAAAGCATCAGCATAGTGATTAGCCCATGATTTAACTGGTCGTGGGATATATATCTGACGTAACTCATCCCATTCTTTTCTATAGTTCTCTAACGCGTTGATAAGTGAACGACACTTCTCAGCATCAATCCACAGCTTATTGAAATGAGTCCATACATTTTCTATGCCATCAATGATACCAATCTGATCAACAAGGGTAAAATCAATCCCTAATTGACGTGCTTTTTCATAACGCGTAATAGCGCCACCACCCCATTCACGTACTTTAATATCATGAGGAGCGAAATGTTTTCCGTATTTATATGGTTTGTCCTGCAATATCTTTGCGTAGTGATCTAAACCAAGATTATTATTTGAATAACAATCAATAATACGAACAACAGAACCATCGCCCACGACATTGAAAAAGATGATCGTCGTCGCATCGTTAACTCCAATATCCCAGGCAGTATACACAAGTAGCCCTGGTTCCCATGGAATATGACCAATTTGACCTTTTAGCTTCAAAGCGTCAAGATATGTGCCATAAAACGATCCCGATATACCACGATCAAAGCTACATTCATACTCCTGTAGATAAAGTCCTTCATCCATTTGAGCACGCTCTTGAGAAAGAACGTCATCCGGTATGTGATGAATTTCAGATGCTTTATGCACAAAGATCTTCCACTCTGGTAATTCTTGAGCAATCTTCCATAACTGCCAAAGATGATTCTTACCACGAGGCGTTCCAACAATTGCACACCATCCTCCGTTTGCAGCAAGAATAGGCCTTATGAATGAAAAGATGTCTGGTGGCATGAGAGAGTACTCTGAAAGTATTACCGCATAAGGATTAGTACCTACAAGTGAAGTATCATATGTATCACCACCAATGATCTGGAGAATGGATCCATTTTTGAACCGTATCTTCATTTCAGCCTGATTGATAGATTCAATAAGAACTTTGGGAAGATAATCAAGGAACTTTGTACCATCAATTGCAATCGCATCAAAAACGGCCTTACGACCTTGAGAATAAGTTGGCAATACATAGAATACTAGACAGACTCTTTTGATGCACTGACGTATGGCTAGATTCCAAAAAAGAATATCTTTACCAGCACGTCGAGATGCGATGTAAAGTATACGCTTAGATTTTCTTTCTTCGACGGTATCCCAAATCTCTTCTTGATACCAGCGTAATGCAAATTTATCTAAATCAACTTGTACTTCTACACTCATCTTTTTATAACATTCAAATTATCAATATCTACAATTGCATAAAAATCTTCTCTACTTTTCATAGGAATGCCTTCTTCGTCTACTTCTAGGATAACTATCTCAGTTTCATGTGCAATAATCGTAGAGGAATCAAAATAAACTATACTATTTATCTTACAACCTAAAGATTCTTCACCATATGAAAATACTTTGCCGATTACATAAGGCGACGACTTATCAAATGATATCGAAACACCTGAAATTTTTGGCATTTCATCCATTTCGATTAATTGTACAATAACTTTTCTTTTCAAAGGTTTGAATTTATCAAACATTTTTTAATTCCTCAAAGCCAATAACGCATCGTTTACATTGTTGTTTAGTTTCAGAGTCTTTACATTCACTGCATGACATGTCTTTCATATCACAAAGAGTGATGAGTTGAATATGAAAGAAGTCTTTATATTTCTCATTGATTGGCTGGATAACTGTACGAAGTTCGTTAACCAGTTGTTGTTGCAAAAGATCATCCATTTTAATCCTTTGAAGATTTTAAAAGAGCTAATTCATTTTCAAGTTCACCAATTTTCTTTTCAAGACTGAATGTTTGATAATCATTGATCGCTTTAAGCTCTTGTATTTGACTTAATAATTGAAGTGTCTGGTTGTTCAGTGATTGTATCTTTTGTGTATCATCCAAGTTGATTTGTATTAATTTACGAAGATCTCTTTTACAAGTTTTATGAAACATACTGCAAAGGTAATCCATCATTCAACTACTCCTTAACTTCATTACTACCCACATAGAACATTTTTTGTTTCGATAAATAAAAAGTACAACTACCGCAAAATATATCATCGAGATTAAATTTCTCACAGTGAGCTTTATGTAACTCAATATGGGCTAAACGTTTTTCCAATTCAATCTTTTCTAACTCAAGATCTTTAAGTGAAGTCATTGCTCTTCATTTTCAACTGCCGACAGATTGTCGACGATTCCAACCATATCTTCTTTACTTACAATACGAGGCTTAACGTCACTAATGATAAATGTATGTGATTGCTTATCTTCATCTTTCTTCATCTCAGAATGATATTTATTAATAGCAAGCCATTCAGGGTCATAGCAATGCATATCTTTAAATGCAACGTCTTTATCAAATTTGCGGGTAAGTGCACCTTTTCTTCTACGAGACCCTATCATCAAACGAGCATGATCAAGTGCATCTTTAATCTCTGGATATTGCTCAGCCCATTTGTAAAGTGTCCTTCGGTGCATTTTCATCTCAATAGCGAAATCAACGATTTCAAGGCTATCTTCTTTTGAAGCCCAATCCAATAATGTGTATATGAAGCGTTTTCGCCAGTCATGCTTTTCAGGAAACATCATCAAAGCGTCATTATTAATGAATTCACACCAGGAGCCTGAAGTTGTCAGTAATCGAATGGATGTGCTATTGTTTGTAGTTTGCTGTTCCATTTGCACTTTTTTCTTTCCTGCTTTTTGGGGATTCTCTAATTCGTTTGCATCCCCAGCATACTTCAATGGTTTACTCACGTTATTATACCTCAGTAATGATCAACTCAGTTCTTGGCTCTTTATCATACACTTTTTTTACTGATAATGAACATACAACGCGATCATCTCGAATGATAATATCTTTGATTGATTCAATGAGAAACTTATAAAGGTTAGAGAGATGTGGTGGTGATACTTTGTAAAGGGATGCAGTTCGTTTGCTGATAGGTTTAGGGAGAGGCATATAAAAAGTGACTTCAAGATGAATAGGATTCTCAAAAAAAGGATCATCTCCATGCTGCTGGCTTAAATATAAACCAAAGGCTACTTTATCTCGCATTTGAGGATCAAATCCTCGGCCTCCGGTACGAATAACTCTATGCCATGATACTGGATTGATATTGATGCAATACGCTTTGCTTCTCATTACTTACTCCTTCTAGTTCATTTAATTCAAACTGAGCTCGTGCTAGCAGAGATTTTGCCATACTTACATTCGCTGAGAATAATATACCATGTGGATCCCAGAATGACTCTGGATTTTCCAATTGTTTGGTGAAAAATGCTATGTCTACTTTTTTTGCATGGATTTGATCCTCAAGTGAAAGGACTTGTTTTAGTATTGCTGGTGAATGTCCTCCGTCATTTCTTCGTTTTTGCTTCGCTTTTGCCATATTTGGGAACTGATTTGCAAAATCATTCATTACATTTCCTTTTTTAGGGTATTTATTTTTAAAAAATCTCTCGCGCCTGCGCGTCCGAAGACTAGGATTTATAAATAAATATTTATCTAAGAGAAGACTCTTATAGTGTACGCAATTTTGCTCGAAAACATTGGGTGCATAAGGGTTTTTTTGAGATTTGGTTATAAACCCATCTCTATGAAATTTATTAATAAATGTGCTGACTGTTCGAGAGGAACATCGAGCCATTTTTGCTATTGTTGAAATTTTAAGTTCAGTAAATTCATGTTGGGAGAATTGTTTTATAGCATGGGCAATATTCTTGCCACAGCGAGTTAAAGTATTAACATAATTATTTTTGACAGATTGTGTAAAATCATATACAAAGTCTGGATGAAAAGAGTTTTTATTTTTAGAAAAATGTTGATTTTTATCAGAAGTGTGGTACATTATAAATATCTTTCGTCGTACGAATATTCAGCTCCGGTCGATCCTTTTGATTTTGGTTGGGAGTTGTATTTGTTTCGTGAAGATTTATTAATTTTTATCATATGAATCTGTGGTAGGTGGATTATGTTTATAAATTATATAAAAAATTAAATATAAGGACGGTGTAACAACCGTCCTGTTATTTTGTATCGTTTAGTTTATTGTATTAAAACGTCAGGTTTTGTCGAGAATTTCTTGTTGAATCTTCTTCATTTCATTATCATATGCAACACATTCATTACATCCAGGTTCATTTTCAGTAATAAGTCTACATTCATGAAAGCAATACTCACGGTACCATTCTGGTTTTGGAGTATCCTTATACTTGAACCAAGCATGATAGTCACATAATATTACTTTTCCATGACATTTAATTAAAATTGCTTTTCTATCACATTTATTGCAAAAGTAATCAGAAGGATTCATTGAATTTTTATTAGAAAGATTCATATTATTCTTCATCATTTATTTCTGGATAATCAATATCACTCAGTGAGATATAAGCAATTGCATTCTGAACTAAAAAATTAGTATCTATAGTTTCTATAAAATAATGACTCTTCATGTCTCTCATGTTTTTATACGCAGAAATACGTTTGTCATTAATTGTAGAAGCTCTAATTCTACTCGGACTATGTAAAGATTCCCAAACATAGATTGTTTTGGAATGCCCTTTCCATTTAGGAGAATTTACTGGAGTTGCTATAGCAATACATTTAACATTATTAAATTCGAATAAAACCAAGTAATTTTTACCTTCTTTTGGTAAAGTTATTTTTGGATTAATCCAATTCATACTATTCCTTATTATTTGTTATATACGATTTAACCGTCTCATAACATGAAAATGGAAGCTCGCTAAGAGAACGTATATTATTATTCTTAAGTATAGATTCATACAGTTTCTTCCCGTTAGCGCATGCTTTAAGTTGGTTATGTAAATAAGTCACTTCAGTATGATTCAATAGGTCAGATTTATTATCAATATATTTCTGTTCATCTTGTCCATCATCATCTTCAGTAGACATAGCACAAAGTGATAAAAGTGCATACTTCTTCATATATGTGTTAGCTGCACCTTTGGCTTGATTGCCTGGCTTCTCGCTTTCAAGTATACGACAGTCTTCTATAAATTGACCTGAAAGGGTATGAACTAAACGAGTATAGAAATATTCCATACCACTATCTTGAGGTCGAGAAAAGTGCCATATGATAATATTGTGTTTATGCAATGCATCTTCAACAGCATTATAGATGTCACCTATCTTCGCGTAATTATATTTCTGATGTGAGTTGCTTCCACTTAATCCCGTTGATCTGAATTCTTTTTTAGCTTCTAAAAAAGCACATGCAATCGCTTTAATATCTTCTGACATTGCCGGTGTATTACTGTTTATTATATTTTCCATGCAATCCTTTAGTGTATGACACTCAACTTTGTAGCTTCCCATTCTTCAACAAATTTTTTAAACTTCTTTGCGGTGTGCATTGAACATTTATCAGGATTACGGCGTGCTCTAATCAAAGTATTTTGACAGATACCAATCCTATCTACCAATTCTTTATCTGACATAAACTCATGTTCAGTTATATCTTTGAGCTTTTTAAGATAATCTATAACCTTCATTGTTGTATCTTTCTTTATAAAACTTTTTATTAATGATTTATTTTTAGCAGCAAGTAATGAACCTGTTATTATTCTCATAATTCCCCCATGTTTATAAGTATATATATTTTATATATTGAGTCAAGTGTATTGACATAGCAAGTTAATAGTGTATATTTATATCTATGAAGTTCAATCCGTGACAAAATGTCACGACCTGAGGAAAGCATGAAAGATATGACAATAAAAAAACTCACTGATTTGCTGCAAAAGCGTATTGATGGAAGATTAAAATGCTTCACAGAATATTATGATAAAATGCGCGCCATTAATAATGAGATTGAAGAACTTGAAAAAAAAATGTATGTAGTAATTACAGAATTAGAACCAGTTCAATCTTTGATTTATAATCAAAACCCAAGTTTAGAAAAAATATTTGAATCAATTAAACGTGTTTATGGAAAGGAAGAAGATGGAGTTGATCGAGAAGTTAACGAATGAACTAGATGTTGAAATTAATCGTGTATGGAATATATATACAGAGCTTCATACTAAGCTTGATACTCATCGTGGTAAACCAATAGATGATACAAACTTACCAGAAGTAAATCAGATTCTTAAAGAGATCCAAGAAACATTTGCAATCTTATATCCAGCGTATAATTTTATTGCTACGAGGCATCAATATGTATCAAATGCAGTCACATTCTACAATGAGTTTATCGAAACACTCAAAAAATCAGGAGCAACACAGCAAGCAGACGAACCACATATCATCACCAGCTAGTTTGTCAGTGTGCCCAATGTGTAAACAACAAACTCGATATGAAGGTCACGCAGTGTGCTATGTATGTTTTCGGAAATATTATGACAGCTTAAGTAAATAAAATATGGAACAAAATAGTATTTATCGTTCTACAGAAATCAATGAAATCATGGGAGCACTGTCTAAAGCTCAAGGCAGTTATAAAAAGCTCATTGCAAACCAGGATGCCCCAGGCGGAAAGTTTGCAAATCTCCAAGCCATATTAGAAGCTGTAAGAGAATCATTAGCCAAAAATGGGCTAGGATTCTTCCAGTTTATAGAATTATTAGATGAAGGCTCAGGTGCCGCGTTGCTTAAAACAACAATTGGACATGAATCAGGACAATATATCTCCTCCTGCGCTCGAGTGGTTACGGGCAAGACGGAACGACAAACGGGCAATATCTATGAAATTCATAAAAGGCTTCATGCCCTTATGATTCTTGGTATTGCTCCGTCGGAAAATGATCCTATTGCATTCGATGATAATGGGGAAATCATGGCAGAACAGCATCTCATTTCACAATTACGTAAACCAGATGCTCCAGTAAAAGAAGAAGTTGATCGTACTGATGTGATCAATAAACATCAATATGAAGAACTCTTGATTGAGTTGCATGGATTTGAAAAGATAGCTAAAGATATTATGGAAGTGTATGAGATTCGTACACTGGCTGATTTGCCAGCTGCTGAATATCATAGGGCACGAACAAAGATATTAAAGATCAAAAGAACTCAAGAAGATTACTTGAGGAAGAAATAGTAAGCTTTAGCTTAACAATGAGCACTGTACTTATAGAAAGTTTCCTCTCTTTCTATAAGTGTCTCCCATGGTGCAGGTTAGTCGCCATGGGAGCTTCTATTCAAAACATTATCTATTATACTAGAGATCCGCTGAAAAATGTATTAATTCCTGGATTTATTGAAGGTGATACTGTTGTAATTCCTTTAACAACCGGATTTATTATACCAGGAGCTGTAGTAATTACTTTAATTCTTGCTGTTTCTCCTGCATTCATATTTACATAAAAATTATTTCCAACATAAAATTGATTAATACCTCCAGTACCAGTGATACCGAAAGTAGGTGGGAATAATTGGAATGAAAAGCTTGTGGTCACGAGTTGCACTATATTGCCACGTCCATATTGAATAGATGAACCAAGGGTAATCAAAGCTCCTAATGAGAAATTATATAATCCATTAACAGGAGCTGTAAATACTCCTGTACCACCATTAAAAGCTCCACCAACATTAGAAGCTACTGTATCATATGTAATAGTGGTAAGTGTAGCATCTGTAAATGAAAGATCAGTTGATCGGTATGCAACAAATGATGGTCCAGCGCTTCCACCAATAGCTGATATAGTAAGTGTATTAAGTCCTGGATTTCCAACAACATTAATTGAAGTACCATCACCAATGATATCAATATTCCCTGCATTTCCCGATACAGCGCCACCAGTATTACCAGTAAGTGTTGTAAGAACACCACTTCCACCAGCAGTTCCAAGTTGGCCATTTGAGTCTATAACTACTGGAATAGCATTAGCAACTCCTGTAGTTATACCACGAATACCTTGTATGAAAGCTTTATTGATATCACCTATGCTCGCACCAGTTCCATTCCCAATTCTTAAAGTATTTGATTCAGTTACAGTACCTCTGACATTATATCCAATACATATATTAGAACTTTCATTGCTCGTATAATTAACACCTGATGATACTCCCATCAAAGTATTATAAGAACCTGAAGTAACAGATGATCCAGCAGAACCACCAAGTGCTGTATTATTGCTTCCTATTGTTAATGCTCTTAATGTGCTATCACCACAACCAGTGTTACGTAAATTTGACACTGTTTGAGCAATATTAAAACTATTTCCCGCATTATAACCAATAAATGTATTTGCTGATGCAATACCACCCCAATTGTGAAAGAAAAGTTCTCCAGTGATAGAAGCACCAAAAGCATAAAGACCAGTTGATGTAGTTGTTCCTTGTAGAACTACATTCAATGATCCATCACCACAAAGGAAATTACCTGAGCCAGTTGTAACTAAATTACCTGCTTGGAGACCAATAAATATATTACTGCTACCAGAAGTAATAGATGTTCCACAATTTACTCCAAGTACAGTATTATTAGTACCACTTATAGAGGCATTACCAGAATCACCGCCTATAATGGTATTAGCAAGAGTATCTGATACATTCAATTCAAGAATATTACCGCCGGCAGCTTTAAAATTTACCGATGACCCACAATTTTGAGCAGCATTACCTGCTATAACTTGAATTTGTCCTGCAGTTGGAGTAACCACACCACCAAAATCATCAATAAGATCATTAAGACTTCCACCACCACCGCCTATTGCCGATATAGTTAGAGTGTGGGTGCCTGGATTAGCAATTACTGCTGCAGTAGAACCATCCCCAACAATATTAATATTGCCCGCTAAAGGATGTACGACAACGGCTCCATCACCAGTAAGTGTAGATATTAATGTAGTTCCCCCATTACCAACAGTGCCAAGTTGACCTGCAGATCCAATAAATACAGGAATACCATCAGCACTTACAGGAGTGATTCCAACTATTCCAGAAATAAACGATTTATTAAGTTGTTTACTTCCCGCACCTGTACCGGCACCAATTCTCATAACATTTGATTCAGATATAACTCCAACTGAATTGAGAAGGATATTACTACTTTCATTAGATGTATAAGTAGTTCCTGTTGAGTCACCAAAAAGAATATTATTAGTACCAGTTAATAATGAAGCACCACTACTAAATCCAACAATAGTATTAGATGATCCTGAAGTAAGAGATTTTCCAGATGATGTTCCTATGACTGTATTTTGATCGCCCGATATTGTTCCATTTCCTGATTCAAGACCAATAATTGTATTGTCATTGAGATCAGTAATATTAAGTTCAAGAACATTACCACCTGAAGCTTTAAAAGATACTGATGATCCACAATTTTGAATAGAATTACCTGCTATAACTTGAATTTGTCCAACAATAGGCGCAACAACACCACCAAAATCATCAACAAGATCATTGAGACTTCCACCTCCACCACCAACTGCAGAAATAGTTAAAGTATGAGTTCCTGGATTAGCAGTTACAGTAGCCGTAGCACCATCACCAACTATATTAATATTACCCGCTGATGGATGTACAACAACAGATCCATCACCAGTAAGTGTTGATATTAAAGTAGTTCCGCCGTTACCATCGGTTCCTAATTGTCCAGCAGATCCAATAAACACAGGAATACCATCTGCAGTATCCGGAGTAATTCCAACAATACCAGCAACAAATGATTTATTAATATTACTTGGCGCTGATCCTGTACCTAGACCAATTCTCAATACATTTGATTCACCTACGGTTCCTATTACATTTGAACCAATAAGTATGTTACTATCTTCACTTGATGTATAAGCATTACCAGTACCTTGTCCTACAAAGACACTTCGATTACCAGTTGTTAAACTACCTACTGAATCTGCACCAATAATAGTGTTATCTATACCACTCGTAAGAGATGATCCAGAACCGTTACCTAGTACAGTATTTGATGTTCCTGATATTGAACTATTACCTGCAGAATTACCAATAATAGTATTAGAATTAGCATCAGTAACGCTTAAAGTAATCGTATCGCCAGCACCATTAAATAATACTGATGATCCGGCAGCTTGTGCTGCATTATTAGTTATAATGTTAATAACACCACCAGAAGGATTTGCAGTACCGTTATCAGTAATAAATGTTTCAGCTGCGTCTCCACCACCAACTAGTGATGCTACCAGAGTATGTGTGCCAGGATTACCTACAATAGTAATTCCAACATTATCACCCACAATATTAATATTATTGGTGCCATCAGGACCAACTTTACCGCCTGAATTACCTTGTAAAGTTTCGACTACCGTTCCTGGTGGCACAATAGAATTATTAAAATTACCCGCTTGACTCATAATTTTCTCCTAATAGTATAAATGTCACTATGAGTAGGATTTACCCCACTCATAGTGACATAAATCCTACTGTTTTAAACTTGAGAAGCGTATACAACGGTTACATAGAGATTTCCAAGTGTAGGAAGAGTATCTTCTGCCTTCACATAGATTCTATCTCCTTGAGGTTGCTCAAGGAGACCAGCTGCATCCGCTTTATTAGAAGCATAATCATATAAAAAGAATCCGCTAGCTCCAACTATATCATGATCATCAACACCATTGAGAGATATAAGAATATTCTCATTAGTAAAATTGGTAACTTTAAGTATTCTTACAGGATTAGCAAAGGGTAAACCTACACCTTGATAAATCCCTGTTATTGATGCACCATCAATGCTTCGTAAAGGTTCATATCGAACTCGAATTGAACTAACTAAATTACTCATTGTTTTGCTTCCAAAGCAGCTATACGTGCATTGAGTTTCTTAATTTCGTTTAATAATAGCACTGGTAATAAATGATATTTCACTGATTCTATTTCACCATCTTTATTATAGGCTGTAAGTTCAGGTAATATTTCATTCACTTCTTCAGCAATCAAACCATATTGTATATTTTCATATGGATCATTGTTATATACAAATGTTACTGGACGAAGATTCATTACTGGTGAAGAAGCATCATTCATATCAGCAATATCATGTTTTACTTTTGCAGATGAAGATACTGTACCAAGTTGTCCAGCAGAATCAATGAGAACTGCTATTGCATCATTATTAACAGTAGTTATACCACGAATACCATGGATGAAAGATTGATTGAGTTGATATGCAGATGTACCTGTTCCAGCACCTATTGTTAATACATGTGATTGGCCAGCAGCTGCTGTACCATTATCATTGATAACGATGTTGCTACTTTCAGTTGATCCATAACCAGTTCCTGCATTAGCACCAATAATTACGTTAGATGCTCCAGTTGATATTGAATTTCCTGCTTGATATCCAAAAAAAGTATTAAGTGATGCGTTTGCTAATGAAGCACCTGCACTATGACCAATTACAGTAGTACTAGCACCAGTTAGTGAGGTTAAAGCATTTACACCGATACCAATATTGGCATTATTACCAGCTAAGGAAGATCCTGCATTCTGACCAATGAAAATATTGGAAGCTCCGCTCGCTAATGATCCTCCTGCACCTCCACCAAGTATAATATTTTGACTACCACTAAATCCTCCACCAGCTGCAGCATTTACACCAAGAATAATATTATTAGAACCGCCAGTTAAGCCATTACCGGTGTTTGTACCAATCATAATATTAGCGTTGCCACTAGTTAAGTTAGCTCCGGTTCCATCGCCAATCATAATATTTTGATGACCAGCCATAGTAGCAGATGTAGCAGATGAATCACCTAATCCAATATTATGATTTCCTGTTATTCCAACATTACCAGCATTTAAACCAATAATGGTATTATGAAGAGAATCAGTAACATTTAATGAAATAGTATTTGCTGATCCAGAGAATGATACAGATGATCCAGCCGTAGCATTAGCATCTAAATTAATTGATGGACCAGATTGAGCACCTCCTGTATCACCAGTAATATCGCTTAGACCGCCACCACCACCAGTTGCAGCAATTGTAATTGTATTTGCACCAGGAGTTACTGTAATACCAGAACCAGCAGTTATAACTGCAGTTCCAAGCTGATCACCAGATTCTGTTACAACAGTAGCAACAGAACCTACGTTAACTCCATCTATACCACTAATAATAGCTTTATTAATTTGACCAGTGCCTGCTCCTGTACCATTACCAATTCTGAGCACATTCGATTCAGCCACGGTTCCTGTAATACCATTACCAATAATAATATTACTACTTTCACTACTTGTGTAAAAAGATCCTGCGTTAAGACCTACAAAAGTATTATTTGAACCAGTAGTTAATCCGGTGGCAACAACAGCACCAACAATTGTATTAAATGCACCGCTAGTAAGACTTGTAGCAGAATTATATCCAAATACAGTATTATCAGTTCCTGTCTGAGTTGCATTACCGCTATTTTTACCAATGATGGTACTATTATTACCGCTTGTGACATTCAATTGAACAGTACTTCCACTTGCAAAGAATTCTACTGATGATCCACATACTTGTGATGAATTACCAGCATTTATATGAATCGAACCTGCAGATGGAGCTGATGTACCAGAATCACCGACATATGCTTGAGCTACTGAACCAGCAGTAGAAAGGGTAATTACATTTGCACCTGGTGTTACAGCCATACCGCTACCAGCCGTAATAACCGCAGTACCAAGTTGATTAGAAGCTTCAGTAACAACAGTAGC